TCTTTGATTTTCTTCAGTATAATCAGGCGTTGGTTCAGGAATTACAATATCTACTCTAGCCATTATCTCATTCCGTCAGGTTGAACATCTGCTCTAAAAGTACCATATCTCCAATTTTGATCGGTAGATGTATTGGCTACCTTAATACTAGCAAATCTTGATCTTGCTCTTGTGTCAACTTTTTCCGTTGAGCTTGTTATTGTAAAAGGTCCGAGAGGCGAGGATGTTGATGAGTCAGCAGGGAATCTTCTAAGATTTATAGTGATTTGAGCATCTCCAGTTAAAACTTTAAAATCAGGTATAAATCTTCTTACACTCATAAAAAATTGACCATCTCCACCTTGAGATAAATCAAAATCTCCTGATTGAATAAATGCAGGTATTGCCGTTTTGTTGCCTTGAGCATCAACTTGATTATTACCAACCTCATGTTCGTAAAATATTGTAGACCCATTTATATTAGTTACACCTTGTATAGTAGGAAATGTTGGTACCCCTGTAGAATTAAATTCTGTTGCATAAGGATTGTCGTATAAGTTTGCATCTTGATATGTAGTTCTAGCTAAAGATCCTGTAGTCCATACACCTGACGCATAATTATATGTCACACATCTATCAACAAAATCACTGCCAGATTTTGGATAAAACCAAACAATCTCTTCGTATAAAGTATAAAGACCCGCATAAACAGATTCACCATTTTGATAATTAATTCCAAGATTATTACCTTTGGTCGTAAAAACAAAATCTTCAACTAAGCATGGTAAAGCTTTTACTGTACCATCATAAACAAAAAAACCACCAGCTTCACCCATCCAATAAACTGCACCATTTACATATTTAATAGAATGTTGACCTATAGCACCGCAATTAGAACCAACTTGTCTTACAGAAAATATAAAAGGTGGACCAACAAATTGTATTACGTATGCGGCAGTATTTGTTAATACTAAAGTATAATCTTTACCTTTGACTGCTCCAACAATTTTTGTGCCCGAGTCTAATCTAAAAAAACCAGCAGTATTTACTGAGGTAGGTGCATAATCAGTAATATCTTCTTGGTCTGAAAATCTTATAAATAATTTATCTTGTGTATTAGGACTTCCGATGGTTGTCTCAGTTCCTAACATAAATAAATGTCTGTCTCTATCTGATACTAATGACATTACTGATGCAGTTGGAGCATTAGAGATAACAACAGCTCTTGTTGTTAATGCATTTGGATTTGAGTTAATAGGGTTCCATGAAAAAGATTTTCCATTTTTAATTGTTGCTATTAATTGTTCTCCAAAATTGTCTAATGACCAAGAGGCAGGATCTATTGATAAAGTTTGTGATAAAGAGGCTTGACCCCATGCAGTATAATATTCTACACCCGCACCATTTGAATGTGCAGATCTTGTTCCAGCTGCAGCTCGTGTAATTCCTGTTAAATCAGTGGTGGTCGTCCCTGTGTATGAGATGAATTCAGCACCAACTTTAATAGTTCCTGTTGATGGAAATCCAGTAGTTGACGCTAATGTGATGGATGTTCCTACTCCCCCTGTTCCCGCAGTGTCATCTAATAGTGCACCATTTAAAGTGCCAAACACTTGTTGGCCTCCACCCCACAAAGCAGTGCCCCAACCGAATCCATATGTTTGACTCAAAGCTCCAACTTTAACATAAGGGTTAACTTCAGCTGACCCACTTGCTGCTACAGTAGTTGCTGCGGCTGATGCCATGGTAATTGTAAAAGAATCACTATCTGGAACAGTGACTACTTGAAAAGTATTTGTTGTAAAATCAGAAGCTACATATCCAGCACCTGATGGAGGTGTTACTGAAGTAAATGTAAATAAGTCTCCTGGTTCTAATGAATGTGCTGGTTTATTCACAGTAACAGTAGCTGAGGTATTTGCAGTTGTAAAAGTGCAACCAGTCAAAGCAGACTCTAAAGGAGTAATATCGTAAAAAGCTCCTTCGTAATAAATTACTAATAATTTATTTGTGCCAATTGCAGCATATCTTCTTCCATCTAAATCAGCCCAAATAAATTGTTCTCTAGCAGCACCAGCTAAACTATTATCTACAATTTGTTCCCAACCACCTATTTTTTCAGGTAAGCCATATCTAAATCTTACAAAATCACCATCTATCCACTGACCTTCAGCTCCAGAAGCAGTGACTTGTTTATTAAATCCAGGTTGTATTGAAACGTTTGTTAATGGCATATCAAATTATAACAGATAAATTACTTACCTTCAATTTCCTCTGATCCTAATGTTTCTTTATTTTTAAGTTCCTCATTAAAATTTATCTGCCATTCACTCACAATTTTAACTAAAACATTACCAATATGTCTTAGAGATTCTGCATCAAAATATAATTCTTTTTTTTCGTTTAAAATTTTTATTTCTTCGTCTGAAAAAATCCATTTACATGAACCGTCTTCCTTATTTTGTCTAAATTTCATTTTGGTACCCCCCAATATATTCTTTTATCTCTAAACTCACTTGCATTTTTACCATCCTTATCAACATAATGAAGAAAACATTGTGCGTACCAATCTCCTTCAAATTCTTCTCTCCAATGTTTTAAATCTTGCCCCAAATAAATAACTGCGTCACCTTCAGATAAATCGATTGGTTCTCCCTCTATGAATATAGGCCATTGAGTTCCGTCACTCCCTATATTAACTGTCACACTTATTTCACATGCGGGTCTGTCAGAATGTTTTTTTAAATCAGCAAACTTTGTATACATTCTCCAAAACGAATATGTAGGTAAAAGTTTTTTATTTGTCTCTTTTTCCATGATTGAAAGTTTTTTAAGTAACAGACTCTCCATTAATGGATCGGCATAATAATAAGTATCACCATTATTATTTTGTACAAAATCAAAACTATCAATATTAATTCTATGTTTAATTTCACAGTATCTATTTAAAAGATTTAACTCTTCTTTATTTAAAAAACCTTTTATTGTTTTATATTTGAAATCTTTACCTATTGTGCCCATGCTACAACTGAATATCTAATTCCCTTTTTTACTGGTTTTACTTTATGTGGATACAAAAAATTACTTGGCCACACAATCATTCTATTTGCTTTTTTTTCAATTGCAAATTCTTTAGTATAATTAGGTAAAGCAAACATTAATTCACCACCCTCATATTCTTCATTAATTAAAAAAATACAACTTATTGTTCTATGTATTGCATATCCAGAATCACAATGAAATTTATAATGGCCATCATTAACATATTTCAAAACTTGAATATCATGAAGAATGGTTTGTCCAGGATTAATCTGTGTATCTTGCTTATACCTTTCAATGTAGTTATTAAATTGAAATACCCATAATCCTGACCAATGTATATTTGTTAAGGATTTTTCGTGAGCACCATTATGTAATGGCCAAACTAAAGTTTTTCTATGAAATTGATCTACACCAGCTGATTTGTTTTTTTGGTAAATTTCTGCGTCTCTAAACTTTTCTTGATTATCACAGATTTTTTGAAAATTTTTTAATACGTCTTTTGGTAATATATTATCGTAAATTCTAATATAGTTATTTAATGAATGTAAATCATTAGAAGATGACATACAAATTTTTATACATCAATTATGGAATTTGTAAAGGATGTAAAAAAGTAATGGAATTGTCAACGCAATATTTTTCCCAAGTAGATTCAAGTGGATAAGTAATTGTAGAAGTATCAAATGAATTAAGGGTATTTAAATAAGTTTGAACTTGTGATTCCATAGCATTGCCATTATTATTATTTAACATTTGTTGACACTTATTTTTAACTTCGCTAATCCAAACATTCAAACTTTCTTGATCTGTATAACTAACGATTGGGTCATGATATGTAATATTATCCCCGTCTTTTTCTAGCCAATAGCCACCAAATCTTATTTTATTAAAATCATCATCAGTTGGAGTTGTTATAATACAATCATCTAAATTAACATTTAGAGAATTTTTGTCATTATCATTTGCTGCAATAGCAATTAATTGATTAAAATTATTAAATATAAATTGTCCCATAATTAAGCCTCGTATACTATTATTCCACCTGGATTTCCAGAGCCACCTGTACTTGTCATACTTCCTAGGCCTCCGTCACCAACTGTTTCATCATCTATTATTGCATTTCTTGGTAAAGCTGGTACAGAGTTTCCAGTAACAGTTCCAGCTGCTCCGGGAGAACTACTTCCAAATCTATTTCCAAATCCAGGAGATCCTCCACCAGCATTTGCAGTACGAGAAAAAATTGCAGAAGCTTGACCAGCATTTCCAGCTTGACCACCATAGCTCGGTGCTCCACCATTTCCTCCAGCTCCAATATTGAAAGGGTATCCTGTACTTCCAGTTAAAGCACCAGTAAAAAATCCAAATCCTCCATCTCCGCCATTGCCACCCCTACCATTATTTCCAGGTTGAGGGCCACCCGCAGCTCCTCCACCACCTGCCCATAAAAATAATTGATAAGCAGATGCGTTTGCGCCAGACGTGTAAGTTCCAGAGGCAGGGCCTCTACTCCATGTTGTCAAAACATATCCTCCACCTCCAGCTGATCCAGTTGCAGCAGCAGTAATTCTACCTTGTGCATCAACAGTTATATCTGCAGTCGTGTAAGACCCAGCAGATACTGTTGTGTTAGCAAGTTGATCTGGACCAACGGCATCATCAGCAATTTTTGGTTGAGTAACAGCGTCATCATTAATTGTAGCAGTTATAACTGCATTGTTAGAAAGTTGTGCAGCACGAATTGCATCATCTGCAATTTTATCATTTGTAACAGCATCGTCTGCTATTTGTGCAGTACCAATAGTTCCTCCTAGAGTATCAAGAGATACTTCTGTAATGTTTGTACCATCAGAATATGCAGCATAAATTTTTGCAGCGTCAGGAGAGAACCCTGTTCCTGATGCAGTTTTAATTGTAAGGTTTGATGGATTAGTTAAACCTGAGCAATCGAAAATATAAAATTTTTCTATTGAGTCAGGTACAGTACAAATTGTACTTGCAGCAATCGTAGCAGTAGCAAATTTAATTACCATGTTTCTAGCATTTGATAAAGTACCGTCTGTCATCGCAAGAGCTAAAGTTCCCCCAGATGATAATGTTACTTGTTCAAATCCAGAAATTGCTTGTTGAATTAATTTTAAATTTTGATTAGTTTTATCTCCCCATGTACCAGCGTTTTCGCCAGTAACCATTAGTTCGAGTTTTAAATCTGCAGAATAACTAGATGTCATAAATTTTTTCTCCTAAATAATTATAATTATACCTTTCCTATGCAGCCAAATCAACTGGTGACCAAGTATTTGATACACCAGGATCTATTTCAGCCCAAGCTGTTATATTTGGACTTCCAACAGAAATCGACATTTCTATGCCAGTAACTTCAAAAACAGATGTACCTATCACAGAAACTGATCCAATAGAACTTGTAGATTGTAGACCACTTACACCAATAATTTGTCCTGGTATTTCAGCATGTTGACCTAATGACAAAGTAGCAGACAAGCCAGTTGGCTGTTCAGTTGTTGTTTGAACTAATGTAAATGTTCCAAGACTCATAGAGACTTGTGAACCAGTTACATCTACTGGAGTTTTTAATCCACCAACTGAGTTTCCTACTGACATAGTTGCTTGTATTCCAGTTAGTTGAATATTTGCATTTCCTTCTATAGATGGAGTTGTTGTATTAATATCTAATTGATCTTCTGAAGCAAGTACAAATATATCTTGGTCAATTTGAATTGAGAATGATGGATTTGCGTAAGTCATTGTTAATGCTGGTGCACTAACAGAAACTTCTACATCAGTGAATGCGTTTGCAGCTGGGAAATTAATTGTAGAAGTTAAAGCACTCATTTGTGCTAACGCAGAATAATTTACACCCCAACCTAAATTACCCCAAGTATCTCTGCCCCAACCTGATCCAATTAAAAAAGTAGGATCAATAGTAACTGATCCCGCAGTAGTTGTTGCTTGTGATCCAGTAACATTGGCTCCAATACCAATTGTTTCTTCTCCCATAGCAGAAGTAAGTTCTAAACCAGTTAAAGTTAAATTTACAGAGGTACCACCAACGGCAGTTGGCGTTGCAAAAGCTAATTGTATTCCAGTTACATCTACTGAACCTTCAGCAATAATTGATTCTGATACAGAACCAATTGTAGAAGTTAATTGTTGTCCAGCTAATATAGGATTAGTTCCAGAAAGGTCTCCCCATTCATTTTCACCCCATGTATCTCCACCCCAACCAACTTGAATGTCAGCATCGATTGTAATGTTTCCAATACTAAAAGTTGCA